TCTAGATGAAGTGGACTCGATTATGCCAGCAAGGACTTCAATTAGAAGTTCTACTATGGAAGATAGAAAAGGATTAGAGACGCTCATGACAAATCTTCAAATCGCTCATGATACTGAAAATATGTATGTAATTATGATGACTAACTTTCCTGAACTTTGCGATGAGGCTAGTCTTCGTGCTGGAAGAGTGGATAAGCGAATTGTATTTGACTTACCTTGTGAAGAAGAAAGGAGGGCTACACTTGAAGGGACTATTGAGAGAATTAACTCAAATGCAGGATACAAGGTAGTAAGGAGATATAACTTAGACGAACTCGTTAAGTTGACTGAAGGATTTAGTTATGCTGACATAGTTCAAGCTGTTGAAAATGCTGTAAAAACTAGGGCGCTTGAAATTACAAAAACTAGAACTAAAAAAATTATTCCTGCAGGATATATTACTCAAAAAAGACTAGTTAACGAAATAACTAAACATGCTGAAAGATTTTATCCTAAAAAAAGAAGAATCGGCTTTATATAAAACAATAAAATTTAAATAGTAGTATGAATTAATAAAATTAAATAAAATGGTGTCAATTGAAACTATTGATGAAAAACTTGAAATGATATTATCACGAATAGAACTATTAGAAATTAATTTAAGAACAGTATCTGACAATTTAGTTCGTTTATCAGAAGCATTAGAAAAATTAAAAATCATTAAAGTAAAAAAGGAACTAAATGATAATTTGGGCCAGGATAATTTAGGCCAAATGCGGTTAGGATAAAATGTTTATTTGTAGATATTGCGGTAAAGAAGTCACAACAAGTTGTAATTGTAGTGAATCAATAATAGAGAAAAGATTATGGGATAAAGAATTAAGAAAAAAGATGAGACGAGCGCAAAATAATAAACAAACTACGAAATGATATTATTATTTAGAAATGATAATAAAAATTTAAAAATAATTAAATTTAATACAATAGTGTAAAATGAAACAAATTAATAAACTTGCAATTGTTAAAAAAGTTGGAAGTAGTTATTACGTTTTAGTTGACAAAGATACACGAAATATGTTAGAGATAGATGAAGGTTCCGTGATTGGAGTAAAGTTTTGGAAAGTTAATGTTAAAGAGATTAAATGTCCTAAATGCGGATTTGCCTTTTCAGATTATGAAGGCAATGACCCGCATGATTGTCCGAATTGTGGGGCTGAAATTTTAGATGTCGATATTGATACTCAGACAGATGAAAGGAGGCAAAAGAAAGATGAGTGAGGAATTGAAGCTAGAGGACCTAAAGCCCGTTCCTGTCGGAGGTCTTTCGGAAGAAGACATGGACAAATATAACGGGACAAGGGTCAAAATCGGGAAAGTTGCTATTGAGTATACCGAATCAAGATGGAAAGACGGAGTTGAGCTTCCTGAAGGACAGACTGTAAGAGTACCTCAAGTCGCAGTAGAAACTGAACCTATTGGGCAGGATGCATTAGGACAGCCAATCACTGTCAAAGAGTGGTTTCCATTGAAACAAAACAAAGTGACTGGTGAATGGGGACCGTCATTGCATCCAAAATCGAAGTGCAAAAAGTTTTTCGACTTGTTGAAAATCAACAGATTTGAGGAAGCAGTAGGACGTGAAGTTGTCGTGATAAAGAAACGTTCTTCGAGCGGTAGAGCTTTCCTTGGGATAAACATAGGATAAATTTAATTTTGTTTTTTATTTTTTTATGTTCAATTAAATAAAAGGAGGAAGAAATGTTAATCACAAGACATATTGAAATAGATATGGGACACAGAGTTCCAAATCACAAATCTAAATGTAAGAATTTGCATGGGCATAGATATAGAATCGAAGTTGGTGTTGACGATAAAGTAATAACGACAAAAGGTGTGAGCGATGAAGGAATGGTCATCGATTTCGGAGATTTAAAGCAAATATTAATGGAATACATAGATAAAAATTTTGACCACGGTTTTATGATGTATAAAGAAGATGAGTTAGCACCTATTTTCGAACAAATTAAATCTGACTATGCTCAAAAAATAATATTTGTTGATTTTGTTCCTACTGCTGAGAATATCGCAAAATATTTTTACGGGATACTGAAACCTGTGTTAGCTGAAAGAAAAATCAAAATAAATCACGTTAAGGTATGGGAGACTCCAACGTCCACTGCCTTATATAAAGAATGAGAGTCGTTGAAGAATTTATATCGATACAAGGAGAAGGCAAGTACATAGGAACACCAAGCTACTTTATTAGAACAGTTGGTTGCAACTTACGATGCGTATGGAAAAATGATGATGGTACTGTAACTGCATGTGACACTCCATACGCATCATTTCGACCAGAAAAAGGATACGAATTTAAGATAGATAAAACATTAGAGAAATTAGTGAATTCAAATATTGAGCATGTTGTAATTACAGGTGGCGAGCCTACATTGATGGATGATTTGCCGAAGGTTGCTGAAGAATTTTACAGGAAAGGATATTTTGTAACTGTTGAGACGAATGGCACAAAGCATTATGATAATATGCCAAACGCTTTTATCTCGATTTCACCAAAATTGTCAAACAGTTATAATCAGTTAAGTGGGAACGACTATATGATACATGTTAGAAACAATATGTATCATATTCCGTCAATGGAATGGATGAGAACTAACGACTATCAGTTTAAGTTCGTAGTTAATTCGCCAGAAGATATTGCCGAAATAGAAAGAGTGCAAACAATATTAAGAATACCGAATAATAAAATTTATTTAATGCCACAAGGAGTGACTAATAAGCAGCTACGACAAAAGAGTGTATGGATTGTCGATGAAGCTATTAAGCATGGTTGGAATTTTACACCACGACTACATATAAATTTATTTGGAAATGTGAGAGGAAAATGATAACGATAATTGGTTTAATAGGTTTGTTATTGCTAGTGTTGGCATATATTATTTTAATTACGAAATGGTATAAATATTTTTTAACTATAGATATAATAGCAACATGTTGTCTTATCATGCATTCAATAATAATAAAGGACGTCATCTTTTTCTTTGTCAACGCACTAGTGGCAATTACATTAATCATTAAACAAACAGAAGGAGGTTTGAAATGAAGTTTGTCAAAGTGTCGTGGAAAGAGTACGATAGAATGATTAATAAATTGGCAAAGCAGATTATGCAATGTGGTAAAAAATACGATGGAATATATGGTGTGCCAAGAGGCGGACTGGTTCCTGCAATTTCATTATCTCATATACTAAAATTACCTTTGTTGCTATACCCTACAGAAAACTCATTAGTGGTAGATGATATTTCAGATACCGGCATGACACTAAAAGGTATAAAAAACAAGCATATTGCATGTTTGTTTACAACAAAATGGACGGCAACAAAACCAGATTTTTATGTTAAATACAAAAAATCTTTATTGAGTTGGATTGTATTTCCTTGGGAAACAATTAAAGGTGAAAGGAGGTCAATATGAAAAAGCAAAAAGCAGTAGTGATTTTGAGCGGTGGCATGGACAGCACTACGTTGTTGTATGACGTAGTTAATCAAGGTTATGAAGTACATGCTCTAAGCTTTGACTACGGACAAAAACATAGAAAAGAATTAGAAATGGCACAACGTACTACTGAGAAGTTAGGCATAAAACATAAGATAATAGATTTATGTGCATTAAACGAGGTAGCACCATCAGCTTTAACAAGAGATGATTGGGATGTTCCCGAAGGATATTATAATGACGAAAATATGAAGCAAACAGTTGTGCCAAATCGTAATATGGTGATGTTAAGTCTTGCTACTGCTTATGCAATTGGGATTAGAGCAGATAAGCTGTTTTATGGTGCGCATGCTGGTGACCATACGATTTATCCAGATTGTCGAAAAGAATTTGTTGAAGCAATGAAAAAAGCAATTGGTTTAGCTGATTGGCACAAAGTTGAGCTTGAAGCACCCTATTTAGATATGGATAAAGGCGATATAGCAATTAGAGGGAAAGAACTTGGTGTTGACTATAGTTTGACGTGGACCTGTTATAAGGGTCAAGAAAAGGCATGTGGTAAATGCGGAAGTTGCCGTGAAAGACTTGAAGCATTTGAGAAAGCAGGAATGAAAGACCCAATTCCATATGAAGATTAAATTTTTAAAATGAAACTAGCATTTATATCAACAATAAATAGTTTGGACAAGATTTCAATATTAGGTGACATCGATTTCTGTTTGGCTCCATATCTAAAATACAAAAGATATAAAGAATACTTTAAAAAATCTAAAAAATATATTATTATTGACCATGGCGTTGCAGAAGACATGCGAATTCCTGCAAAAACATATGTAAATCGAGCAATTTCTATTGGTGCGAATGAAATTATTGTTCCTGACAAAATCGGCGATTATAGAGAATCTATGAAGTTGAAAGAGCAGTTTTTAAGTAAGTTTTATTCTGTTTTGAAGAAGAATAATATAAAAATAATGGGAGTAGTTCAAGGTAAGACGATACATGAATATATGCAGTATTTATTAGAGCTTGAAAAAGATAAAAGGATTGATGTAATAGGTGTACCATTTAGGATGAATTATGCAAAATTTAACAATACTACGAAAGACGAAAATCATGCACTAAATAGGTTGATGTTTTTGTTTGCGACCATGCCAATAAGTAAACCGATACATTTGCTTGGAAGCAATTTACCGTACGAACTAGTTACGGTTATTGAAGCTCATATTCATAATGTTAGAAGTTGCGATAGTAAATTGATGGCAAGATATGGATTAAATAACAAAATTTGGAAATACAGCGATAGAAGGAAACCGAAGAAAAAATTATATATAACAGACAAATTAAGCGATGGGCAAATTTCATGTGCGATTACAAATATAAAAAAGATTCAGGAGGTGATACAAAATGATAGATAAACCCAAGATAGAAAAAGCAGTTAGAATGCTGCTAGAAGCTATTGGAGACAATCCAGACAGAGAAGGCTTAGTAGAAACACCAAAAAGAGTTGCAAACATGTACGAAAAGATTTTGTCGGGTTATTTTGATGACCCAGAAAAATATTTGAAAACATTTGAGGCAGAAAGTAACGATATGGTTATTGTTAAAAATATCCCTTTCTACAGCTTTTGTGAACATCACTTGATTCCATTTTTTGGAAAGATGCACATAGCATATATACCCGACAAAAAAATGATAGGATTGAGTAAGCTCGTTCGATTTGCAAGAGTTTTTGCAAAACGGCCGCAAGTTCAAGAGAGATTGACAAAGGAGATTGCAGATACTTTAGTTAAGTATTTGTCACCAGACGTTATGGTATACATAGAAGCAGAACATATGTGTATGTCTATGAGGGGTGTGCGAACGCCAGGTGCAAAAACTGTTACTTCGGCTGTACGAGGCAAGTTTTTGAACCCGCCCGAAAATAAAAATCCAAAGGAAGAATTTCTGAGAGCAATAAGCAAAGCATGAAGTTCGAAGGTTTGTACTTAGTTGAGCAAGATGAAGAGAACGGAAAATCAGTGATTTATTTATTTAGTAGACTAAAAAATGGCCAGAAACGAATTCAAAAAATTACAAATTTTCGGCCCTACTTTTATATACCTGCTAATGAGTCTACATTAGGCTTAGAAGAGGGTGGAATTTATGAAACAATTTTTGGAGAGAAAGTTAAAAAAGTTTTTGCACAACGTGCTCGAGACATTAGCAGTCTCAGAAACAATTTTTCTGCTCATTACGAAGCGGATATAGTATTTACTAACAGGTTTTTGATTGATGAAGTCGACGAAATAGAAAATTCAAAATATAAAATTTTTTATTTAGATATAGAAACTTTGTCTGAAGGAGGATTTCCTGATACAAATGTTGTTCAGCAACCGATTGTATGTTTAACAATTTACGATAACTTTAAAGAAAAATATATTACTTGGATTTGGAGAAAGGATTTTCACCGCGAAGATATTGTAGAAGGTGATATCATTAAGAAGTTTTCGTCTGAACACGAAATGTTAAGTGATGTTATTGATTATATTCATCAAGCCCAACCTGACATTATCACTGGTTGGAATGTTCGTTTTTTTGATATGAAGTATCTAATTAATCGCATGAACAAACTTAATTTACCGACATATTTAATGTCTCCACTAAGAAGTGTTTATGTTACAAAACCAAGAGAAGGCATAACAGCAGGAAGGATGTTTGAAGGTGACCCCGTAGTTAAAGGCGTTGTGATATTTGATATGTTAAATCACTATCGGAAAATTCATAAAGGTGAGCTATCTTCATATAGTCTAAATAGTGTTGCGACAGAAGAATTAGGTGAAGAAAAAACTAGTACGCATCATACTGTTGATGAAGATTGGCAAGGTCCTAATTGGATGAATGTTGTTACTTACAATAAACGTGACGTCGAATTGACCGTTAAGTTAGATAAGAAAACAGGTTTGATTAGTTTTTTTGATGAAATGCGAACTTTGGCACATGCAAATTTTGATGATTGTAAGTATTACGGAAGAATTGTTGATTTATTTATATTAAGATATGCAAAAAAGAATAATATCGTGCTACCAAGCAAAAAGCCATACAATCCATATCGCGAACTTGAAGGCGGATTAGTTCGTGAACCACAAATTGGTATTCATAAAAATGTCATTGTGATTGACCTAAACCAATTATATCCTACATTAATTCAAACTTTTAATTTATCTCCCGAAATGCGAGACGAAAAAGGAAATATCAATATTAATGGCATAAGATTTAGTGATAAGAAAAGAGGACTAATTCCTTCTATTTTAGATGAACTATTTAAGATTCGCGTTGAATATAAGAAGAAAATGAAAGAACTAAGATATGGAGACCCAGAATTTAAATTGTATGATGCAAAGCAACAAGCTGCAAAAAATTTAATTTGCACTGTTTATGGAGTTAATGCACTATCGACTTTTAGGTTGAATAATGACTACGTTGCGCAAACTATTACTTATTTAGGTAGAGAATTGAATAAATGGTTAGCGCAAGAAGTTGTAAAAAAAGGTCATCAAGTTATTTATGGTGACACTGATTCAGTTTTTATAAAGATAGCTTCGGATAATTTTGTTGAAGAAGGAAAGTTGCTTGCACAAGAATTGAATGAAAGGCTGGGAGATTTTGCTAAAAGGTATGGTGTTCACAAACACAATCTTAGTCTTGATTTCGAAAAAGCATATAAAAGTATTCTAATAGGTGCAAAAAAGAGATATGCTGCATGGGTATGTTGGAAGGATGGAAAAGAAGATGATGCCATTCAAATAGTAGGGTTTGATACAAAAAGAAGCGATAGTTCTGTATACAGTAAGAATATTCAAAAGGATGTCATTGAAATGATATTAAAGGGCAGAAGTAAAGAAGAAATTATGAATTATATTCAATCTATTATTGATGAACTACCAAATCAGCCACTTGAAGATATTGCTATTCCTGTTAAGTTTGAGAAAAATCCTGAAGAATATAAAACAAACATACCTCGAGTAAGAGGTGCAAAATATGCAAGAAAGGTACTTGGTGTTAATTATTGTGCTGGAAATAAAGTATTGATGTTGTATATACGAGATAAAGATAGTGATTGTATTTGTTTTGAAGACAGTTCCCAATTTCAAAAAGCACACTACAGTCCCGAAATAGATTATGACAAACTTATTGAAAAGTTGATTTTGATGAAAGTTCGTCGCCTGCTAGTAGCTGCGGGTTGGGAAGATGAATATAATGCTCTTATGGAAAAATATGTGAGGATACCTCGCCTTAAGGAGAAGGAACGAAGGAAAATACAAGAATTAAAGTTACTAAATCGTTCCTTAAATGAGTTCATACATCAATCTATCTGAAGAGATTGATAAATATCTTCAAGAAAAAGAGGAGCAAATTACTCCAAAAGAAAGAGACTACTTTTATGTAAGTGAAATTGGCAATAGCAAAAAAGATATTTATAAAGCTGTTAAAGGCGAAAGAACTGCATTTACTCCTCGAGTTCGACGTATTTTAGAAAACGGTGATTATGTTCACCAACGTTACGCAAAATATTTTGCTGAGATGGGAATTTTAGTCGCGTCAGAAATTGATGTTGTTAAAGAAGATTTCTTGCATGGAAGATTAGATTTTATTATTACTGATAAAGAAAAGAACTATGTTGTCGAAGTTAAAAGTTGTAGCCAATGGACTTTCAATAAATTATCAGCGCCAATTTTTGCTCATGTCTTACAAATTCAAATGTATATGTACTTCACAAACATACCGAATGGAATCATACTCTATGAAAATAAAGACAATCAAACGATAAAGACATTTAACATTACGTTAGACAAACAATTGGTTGAAAAATGCTTAAATGAATTAAAGCAGTTGAAAGAAGACATTTTTGTTAAAGGCATAGTTCCTGAAGATAAACCTATACTTTTGGAGGATTTGAACTATGGA